ATCAAGACGATGCTGCAGATCGCCACACCCAGCACGCGGCAGATCCAGCTGATCAGCTGGGGGTTCACCCTCGACGCCGCGCCCTCGTCGGCCGGGCAGGTCGAGCTGATCCAGACCGACGTGGCCGCGACCGTCACCGCGCACGTCGCGGCGGGGGTGCAGCCGCTGGACCCGAACTCGCCCGCCTCGCTGATGACGCTGAGCACCACGGGCACCGGCTACACGGCGTCCGCCGAGGGCACCACCACCGCGTCCCGGGTGTTCGACGTCAACCTGGTCCCGCCGGTGGCCGGGTCTACGGACATCAACTACGTGTACCAGTGGATGCCGGACGAGCGGCCGATCGTCGCCGTCAGCAGGTTCCTGCGGGTGCGGGCCACGTTCGGCGGCGCCGTGAACATGACGACGTTCGTCTGCTGGGACGAGTAGATGACGGGAGGCCTTGCCGCACGGGTCATGGGCTGGCAGCGGCGCATGCGCACCGCCCCCGGCCCCCTCGGCGCGTCCGGGGAAGCCGCCCCCGCCGGCCCGCTCCAGGTCGAGCTGTTCATCGACGGCACGTGGGTGGACATCACCTCCTACGTCCTCGTCCGCGACGACAACGGCGAGATCGCCCTCACTCGCGGGATCCGCGACGAGGGAGGCCAGACGGAACAGTCCACCGCCCGGCTGCTCCTGAAGAACCAGGACGGCCGGTTCTCCCCAAGGAACCCGACCGGCCCGTACTACGGGAAGATCGGCCGTAACCAGCCGCTCCGCATCTCGGTCCCGGACGGGCTCGGCGGCAAGACCTACCGCTTCCGCGGCGAGGTCAGCACCTGGCCCACCTCGTGGGACCCGACCGGCACGGACGTGTGGGCCGACGTAACCGCCGGCGGCATCCTGCGGCGCCTCGCGCAGGGCCCGGCATCGGAGCACTCGGTGATCTACAACGCGATCACTGCGCCCCTCGCCCCGAGCGTGGTGGCGTACTGGCCGTGCGAGGACCCGGAGGGGTCCACCCGGCTGGCGAGCGCGCTGACCAACGGCTCCGGCATGACGATGTCCGGCATGGTCTCCCTGGCCTCCTACAGCGGCGTCCAGGCGTCCGACCCGCTGCCCGACCTGTCCGCCGGCAGCCTGTCGGGAGGCGTCACCAAGTACGCCGACCCCACCGCCCACCAGATCAGGTTCCTGCTGTTCATCCCGCAGGCCGGGCTGGCAGACGGCAAGGTGATCTGCGCGATCGACCAGCAGGACTACTCGGCCGGCTCGCCGCAGTTCTGGGAGCTGTACTACTCGGCCACCTCCAACAGCCTGACCCTGCGCACTCACGACGCCGACGGCAACGCGCTGGGCGCCGAGCTGCCCCACACCGTGGACGTCCGCGGCCGGCGGATGTACGTGAGCGTGGAGCAGCAGGAGCGCGGCACCGGCGTGGACCGGGCGGTGCGGATCACGGACGTGGCCACCGGCACCGTGTACGCGGTGACGGACAGCCCTGGCCTCACTCAGCTCACGCGGATCGTCCGGGTGCAGTTCGGTCCGGCGTCCCGCAGCGTGGTCGGTCCGATCGGCACCCAGTTCCTGCCCGGGGTGTCCGTCGGGCACGTCACGGTGGAGACCGCGATCACGGCGACGACCGCGTTGGGGGTGCGGCTGAACCCGCTCGGCGAGGCGGCCGGGCGCCGTATCCAGCGTCTGTGCGGAGAGTCCGGGATCGCGGTCGACTGGATCGGTGACCTCGACGACACCGTGGCGATGGGCGCGCAGGGCAAGGCCAACCCGCTGGCCCTGATGCAGGAGTGCGCCCTCGCCGACGGCGGGATGCTGTACGAGAACCTCGCCGTCCTCGGGCTCGGCTACCGCACCCGCGCCTCGCTGTACAACCAGGACCCGGCGCTCACGCTGTCGTACACCGGTTACAACCTCGCGGAGGTCCCCACTCCGGTGGAGGACGACCAGCGGATCGCGAACAAGGTCACCGTCACCGTGGGCGGGGTGTCGGAGACGTACGAGGAGACCAGCGGCCCGCTGTCCACTGCGCTGCCGCCGGCCGGGGTCGGCGAGTACGGCAGCGACGTGACGCTGAACCTGCAGTCGACGGCGTCGGGGGTGCTGCGGGATCAGGCGGCATGGCGCGTGCACCTGGGCACGGTGAACGAGGCCCGGTATCCGCAGATCAGCGTGAACCTGTCGCACGCCTCGTTCGTGAGCAACCCGGCGCTGCGCCGCGCGGTCCTCGGCCTGCGGCAGGGCGACCGGGTGCAGATCCAGAACCCGCCGCCGTGGCTGCCGCCGGACACCATCGACCAGCTCGTCCTCGGCGTGGAGGAGACTCTCACGCACTTCCAGCACCGGCTGACGTTCATGTGTGCACCGGCGTCCCCGTACACGGTCGGTGTGCTGGACGACGCGGCCGCTCGTATCGACACGGACGGCAGTGTGCTCGTCGCTGCGGTGGGGTCCTCGGACACGTCGCTGGTGGTGGGCCCGGCGGCCGGGGTGACCACGCTGTGGACGACGGACCGGGCGGACGCCCCGTTCACGGTGCAGGCGGGCGGCGAGACCATGACGGTCACCGCCGTGACGGGCTGGCTGGAGGACACGTTCACCCGCAGCGTTTCCTCCGGCTGGGGCAGCCCGGATGCGGGCAGCGCGTGGAGCGCGGTGGGCGGCGGGTCGGCGTCCGACTACCTGGTCAACGGGACTGCCGGCGTGCACGTCCTGTCGACGGTGGAGGTGTCGCGGCGGACCGCTGTGACCGCGGCTGGGCCGGACTTCGATGTGTACTGCGACCTCACGACGTCGGCTCTCGCGCTGGGCGACAGCCTGTACGGGGCTGTGACGGCTCGCATGCTGGACTCGTCGAACATGTACATGGCCCGGCTGGAGTTCACGACGTCGAACACGGTGATCCTCACGATTCGGAAGATCGTCGCGGACACGACGACGAACTTGGGCACGTACACGGTGCCCGTCACGCACGTCGCCGGCGCCTATGTCCGGGTCCGTTTCCAGGGGATCGGGAGCGCGTTGAGGGCGAAGGCGTGGCCCGCCTCCGACCCGGTCGAGGAGCCGTCTTGGGGGATCAGCGTGGTGGATTCCTCGATCACTGAGGCGTATTCGATCGGTACCCGGTCCATCCGCATCACGGGAAATACGAATCTGGCGTCTGTGGAGATCCGGCACGACAACTACCGGGTCGTCTCGCCGCAGAAGTTCACCGTCACTCGCTCCGCGAACGGAGTCGTCAAGTCCCATGCGGCGGGCGAGGACATCCGGCTCGCCTCCTCTGTCCCTCTCGCACTGTAAGGAGCTGCCATGGCCGAGTCCTATCCCGCTCTGGCTGCTGGCCAGCGGATCACGGCCGCGCTGCTGCGGTCGATGCTGCCGCAGACCGTCCGCAAGACCGCGGACGAGTCGCGGGCTGCCACGACGACGTACGCCGATGACACGCATCTGGTTTTCCCGGGTGAGGCGAATGCCGTCTACACCGTGGTCGGGTGGATCAAGTATTTCGCAGACCCCACACCTGACCTCAAATTGAAACTCACCGTGCCTTCCGACGCATTGGGCGAGTGGGCGTGGCTGATGCCGGGCAGCTCGACCGGCGCGAGCGGCACGGCCGGATACAGCATCCGCACGGAGACGACCGATATCAACGCAGGCAGGACCGGGTACGGGACGTCGGACAGCCAGCACAACACCCCCTTGGCCGGGATGATCCGCATGGGGCCCACTGCCGGAAACATCAGCATCCAGTGGGCTCAGAACACCTCGTCCGCAACAGCAACGGTTCTTTACACCGACAGTTGGCTCTCTTTTCAAAGGATCGCGTGAATTCCCATGCCTTTTGTTACCGAGTTGCGTGAGTCAGCGCAATACGACGGCACGAACGGGCCGGCGCTAGCTGCCTGGCTGGACGGCTCGTACAGCGTCGTCAGCGACACCGGGACCCGGCTGGTGCTGCAGGACGGAGAGGGGGCACGGAAGGCGATCGCGCTGAGCGGGTGGCTGGT